TAAATGTGGTAAGATTCCTTTTAAAGAAAGATCTACATTAACACCTGATCAACTTGCTGAGCAAAGAACGATTAGATGTTATAGACTTCTTTATGGCTTACTATCATTTACAGGAAAGAAAGCAAATGGTGAAGACCATGATGTATCTAACTTGCCAGTACTATGGAGAGTTACAGGTACAGCATTCGCACCTGTTGGTGCAGCGATAGATCAAGTTAACAAACGTAAAAAACTTATGTTTACAACTACGTTTTCAATTGATTCTAAAAGACAGAAGAAAGGTGGTAATGTATTTTATACACCTGAGATCGCTGTAAATGCAGATGCTAATTTGCAAATGTCAAAAGAAGATATGGAAACATTATCTGTGTTCCAAGACGTTATCAATAAAGAGAATACAGAAGTCGTTGAACTTTACAAGGCTGCAAAGAAGGGGACACCCATTGCTTCAGATGTGAAAACAGAAGAAGTAGTAGCAGAAGTTAACGATCCAATTAAAACATTATCAGCATAATGACAGACATCCTCTCTAAAGTACAGCTATATCTAGACAAGGTTTCAAAAGAACCTGTTGAAATATCAGACAAACTTGTAGAAGAGTTTGGTGAGGCTTGCAAGTCTGCTCTGAGAAAACAATTCGCAGAGGAAAGACGTAGTAAGTTTGAACCAAGAATGTCCAATATAGGTAGACCTTTGTGCCAATTACAAATGGAATCTAAAAATGTAAAAGGCGAAGGTCAACCCTATAATGTTAAGATGAGAAATACATTTGGAGATTTGATAGAGGCATTAGCTATATTTGTTTTAAAATCGTCAGGAGTAGTAATAGAAGATGAGCAAAAAAATGTTAAGTATAAGTTCAGTGAATCGGACATCAAAGGTAGGCTTGATGTTACGATTGATAAGAAAGTTTGGGATATTAAAAGTGCATCGCCTTATTCCTTTGAGAAAAAATTTGGTAACTTAGGTGGCTTTGAAGAGGTAGTTAAGGATGATGCTTTTGGATATGTCTCGCAAGGTTATCTCTATTCAGCAAGTGAGAAACTTCCATTTGGTGGGTGGATTGTAATTAATAAATCTACAGGCGAGTGGACAGTATGTGAAACCCCACTTGCAGATGACCAGTATAGAGAGAAAGCATTAGGTACTGCTGAAAATAATTTAAAAGCATTAAAGAATAACGAACCTTTTAAAAAATGTTACAATGAAGTTGAGGAAACTTTCAGAACTAAGAAGACAGGTAATAAAGTTTTGGGTACAGTATGTTCGTTCTGCCCATACAAACTTCCTTGTTGGGGAAGTAAATTGCAGTTGCTACAACAACAGCAATCTAAAGGTAAGAACCCGAAATGGGTTTGGTATACTCAGGTTACTAATCCTAAACAGGAGGATGAATCTGCGTAGCTGGGTGAGGATTAGTTTGAGGGGTCTGATCTTCACCTTTACCGAAAATGTATTGTATAATTATAAAACGAAATGATATTTGGACCGTATTTACAAATGAGATTTGGGAATCAGAAGAAGAGGCAAAAGACTATGCAAAAAGAAATAAGTTTAAAAAGAGTATTGAGTGGGAAGTTGTCCCATATGATAAAAAATATTTTAATTACGTATGACAAAAAAAAATGATAAAATAAATTTGCTTAAAGCAATAAAAGTTTTAGTCAGCCCTTGGGAAAAAGGCTTTACATGTGGTATTATAATGGATACCAAAGTAGCTATGTCGACAGAACAGTATGAATTATGTTCAACCATAGCCCGAGGCATGATTAAGATGGCAACTACCGACCCTCATTCAACGTTTCTGTGGGGGCTACGAGGATTTGCTGATGATAAAAAAAATCAAAAGGATATCTTAACCCCAAACTCTGTTGCAGAATTTGAAGATGAAGATAATATTATTGATTTTCTTGAATACTTAAAAAAGAAACGAGATAAGGAACTAAACTAATGGCAACACACTTAGTAATAGGGGATCCTCATTGCACCCCCAAGGCAACTAATGAGAGATTTTTATGGGCAGGAAAATTTGCCCGAGATCTAAAACCGAATACGATTATTTGCATGGGAGACTTTGCAAGTATGGATTCGTTATCTAGCTACGACAAAGGTAAGAAATCTTTTGAAGGTAGAAGATATAAAAAAGATATTGATCATGCTCATGATGCATTAGAAAAATTTAACAAAGGTCTCAATGGAAGACGACCAAGAAAAATCATGCTACTTGGTAATCACGAAGATAGGATAGATAGGATAGTAGATGAAACACCCGAACTTGATGGCACAATTAGTACTAATGATTTTCAATTTGAAAAATATGGTTGGGAAGTTTATCCATACCAAGAACCTGTGGTGGTCGATGGTGTCCATTACTGCCACAATTTTCCTAACGGTGTTATGGGTAAGCCTATTAGTGGGGACAATATTGCTCGTTCTCTCTTATTAAAGAATAAGGTATCCTCTACTGTAGGTCATATACATATATTTGATTACTCTATGTGTACAACTCCAACAGGTAAAAAGGTAATAGGATTATCTACTGGCTGCTACCTACATCATAAAGAAGATTATGCTAGGGCTACTCAACGTATGTGGTGGAGTGGATTGATTGTCAAAAGAAATGTTAAGAACGGAGAATATGATCTTGAAACAATTCAATACAACTCTATTAGGAGGAAGTATGGAAGAAGATAAGGTTAACTCACCATCGCATTATAGATATGGTAAGAAAGAAACTATAGATGTTATACAAGATTGTATGACAGATGATGAGTATCATGGGTATCTAAAGGGGAACGTTTTAAAATATGTTTCGAGATATAAATTTAAAGGAGAACCTTTAGAAGATTTACAAAAAGCACAATGGTATCTAAACAGACTAATAAAGGAGGTCAAATGAGTCACGGTGAAACAATGGAGAAACTTGGTAGGATAATAGCTTTACAAGAAGTTATGATTCATATGCAAGATGAAGTAAATAAATTAAATAAACAATTACAGGAGGCAGAACGTGGGAGCAGTGAAACAAGCATTAATAGAGGTTGAGGACTTTGTATGTGGATGTCTTCAAGCTGGTCGTACAGTTAATCAAACTATAAATGATGCAAAAGTAGAGTATAAAAAGCCAGGGAATTTTAATACTTATTTATTAGATGAAGATTTAATAGAGGATAAGTACTATCAATTCAAAGGTCAACATTAATAAAGGAGGAAAGAAAGATGGCAAACAACTCAAAGACGAAAACAACACCTACACCCCCAAGAACTTACCTAATAAGTTCAACACAACTAATGGAAATAATGAGGTATCTTATGTCTAGACCTTACGCAGAGGTTGTTAAACTTATGAATATGTTAGGTACATTAAATCAATTAGACCCTAAGATAGGAGCGGACTTTGTTAAAAGAAATCCGTTAGAGACCAATGACAAAAAGTGATATTAATAAACACACAGGATTATTGTTTGAACTAAAGATTGGTCTTAATAAAAACAATGCTATAGTTATTGACTATGGTGGAAAGCCTGTTGGAAAAATTAGGGATGCGTTAAAAGAATATAATTATCATGCTAACTTATGTGCAGCAGTAATTAATCATGCAAACTCAGTTGGTAAGAAATTAGAGGAAGATGTTAAAAAACTTATTCAGACAGTTTAGATATTACTTTTGGCATAACTATGTTATGGATAAACTTGAAGGTTATGCGAGTTCATTGAGTACTTGGTTTTGGCAGAAACGATGGGGGGACAGGGATCTTTATCGTAATCACCAAAAAAAAAGGCACCCATAAAGAGTGCCCATGTGTTGCTTAGACAGGGAGGTCTATTAATTTAGACTTCCCTTTTTTATTTTATAATTTTACTTAGTATCCATTTAATTCCACGTATAACATATCCTCTAATAAATTTATTAAAAGCATATCTTACTACTCTAACTACTATAAGGATTGGGGAAGCTAATACATCAAAGATAATTAAAAGAATATCTACTGACATATCAATAATATTATCACTTGTAGTTATTTTCTTTAGCCTTTCTTTAATTTGCATTAGGAAGTATTATATTATTGTATACACTTAATAGTATATCTGTGTAGTTAGGATTAGTTGCGTACTTAGTTAATGTTTTAAATTGATCTTCAATAGACTTTCCTTTTCTAACTGCAATTCTAAATTCTTCGTAGTGTCTGCCATGCGTCATTAGATTTAAGAAGTCTCTAATACTATCTTCAATGGTATCATACCTTTTTAATTTAACACCACCAGCTGTGAGTATAAACTTTTCATTACCAATAGCATGTCGTCCTGTATAATTCTTTGCCATCTTAGCTGTATCAGCATTCTTAAATGTACCATTAGCTGTCTCAACTGATGCTATAGTTGTTACAAAGAGAGGCTTAATCATTCTCTCAAATGAGTCAGGGCTATATTCTTTTTGCACCTCAATTACTATAGACGTAAATGTCTTTGGAAAACTCTCCTTTGCAAATGAACTACTACCAAGTAGTAATAAAATAAAGAATGCTATGTATCTCATTCAGAATCATTTTTTAACTCTGTATATTTATAGTCATAACTTCCTTCTTCATGTTCGTCTGTAATCCATTTAGAAGTATTCTCAACAGACCAAATTTTTGTATTGACTAATCTATTAATCAGAGGTTTGTCAGGTTCAGCTGCCAATGATGGATCAAATACTCTTAATCTATTATTAGGTTGTATTGCATAGTTACCATCATCTAATTCTATTACGTGTCCACATTTATGTTGATCAGGTTTTTGTGAGTAACCAAAGTCTAGTTCATTGTAATCACCTGAACACCAATCTAGTGTAAATAAATATGTACCTTCCCGTTTAACTTTACGTCTTGAAAAATATTGTACTTTATTTCCTGATAGGTTATAAAATTTAGTAACAGCTATATTATAACTGAATGAATTCCATAACATTAATTCATCTAAAGGAAGTTCTTTTACTCCTGGATTTTTACAGAAAGCAGAGATAGGTGCTCGCCACCATAGTCCACCATCTGTCATCATGTAATGAAACAAAGGAACTTGCCCAGGTATACTGGATACACCAAATACTACGCATTCAAAATACTTATCATGAGAATCTTTTTGATCTCGTAGATAATTACCACGAACATAGCATTCAATGATGGGAATATTTGCATTCAGGTACATAGTATTCCCTGTTTAATTAGAAAGTGGATTTGACGATTCTTCTTTTAATTCTTTTATTATAACTTTAAGTAATTCTATTTCAGTCTGTAAAACTTTAATGTTGGTTCCATTTTTATTTATAGATTTATTAAGTGGTTCTACATTGACAGCTTTTGAATTTTCAATAGTTGCTAGTTTTGTAGTGATCTCTCCGTACTTAACAAAGCCACCACCAATAGCAACAACAGCTGCTATAAGTGCAGCTATACCAGCTAATTGATCTTTAAGTTTACCCATTTTTTAATTGCTCCAATTTGTTTATTAGTTCTTGTTTTTTTAATTTAATATTATAAAGTCTTTCTTGCTTAGCCTTCATAATGTCATTATCTGTGTACTGAACTAGAGTTATATTCCCATAAATTTCTCTAGGGTCAGCGATAATAACTTGATTTAAATATATATCTTTCGGTTTATAAAATTCAACACCGCTATAGGCACCTAGTGAAACCTGTTCACTTATCATAGCGTCATGTTTAATGAGGTTTTTAATCTCTAAGTTTTTAGAGATATCTTTAATTTGTTTATCTACTTTATCCATTACTTTTCCAATGTTAGCGACAAGAGTTTTTTTCGATTGTATATTTTTTTGCTTGGTATTTTCTTTTGACGAAACCACTGATGTTGTAGAAGCTGTGCTAGTGGATTCCGTTTCTTCGGTTTCTTCTTCATTAGTTGCCCCCACAACCTCAGTAGGTTGATTGGTTACTTCTTCTTTTTCTTCTTTAACTTCTTCTTTTTCTTCTTTAATTTCTGGTTCTTTTTCTTCTTTGGTTGTTTCTTTTTCATTTGTTATTGTTTCCTCTTTTTTTACTAATAGGGTTTTGGGTTCTTCCTCTGTTGATTCCATTTGTATGGGTCCAGTTGAGATTGTCCCCTCTTCCTCTGTAATAATTTCCTCTTCTTCCATTACAGATTCTTGAATTAATGTTAAGATAGGTTTAAAAGATATCTCTTCAAATTCTTCTTCAAGAGGTTCTTCTAATAATGTAAATGATAGTTCAATCTCTTCTTTAAATTCTACTGTTTGAAATATTTCTTCAAAGATTATATTTTGTAGCTCTTCTAAATCTTCTTCCAAACTTGTAAGTGCTGTTGATGTCTCAGCTTCTAATACTGTGTTGTCATAAGTCATTGTTAATTTAGCACCTAATAAATTAGGTCCTCCTAAATCAACTAATGATGATCCATTATCAATACCTGTCCAAGTCCAATCAAATTTATTTGAACCAATACTATTATAAATAACCTGATCAGTATACTTATCAGCATTACTATTATATCCCGAATCTGTATTTCTTATTTGATCTGTTTGAGATAATACATTTCCACTAGAATCTAATATTTTAACTGTAGTTTTAAATTGATCTTGTCCTGATCTAGCTTGACCACATTGATGCGAGGACCCCGACCATTCACAGTTTTGAACTATAGTTGTTGAGTCTAAAGTAATTCCGTTATCCAACATAGGTTGAGTTGAGGTTTCATTACCTGTCTCAATATCAACTAAACTTCCAGTATAATTTAAAGTACCTGTACCTGATGAGGTACTTCCTACTTCAACTTCTTGGTAGTTCCAATTTGAATTAGTACATGTTGTATTAACTGATGTAAATGATGAACAACTAGATTGTACATTTGGTATTGAGTTATCTACCGATTGTAAATTAGATGCAGCTCCAGTGCCATTAGGTAATAAATTACCTGTCGTTATCTCTTCTGCTGAAATTGTATGGGTTAAAATCATCAGCAAAAGTATTGATAGCGTATACCGCATAAAGCATTACTCCTGTAAATAAAAGAAACCAAATCATTAATACTAATTACAATTTTCCCTATCTAAGTCTGCTGGTTTATCTTTATAAAACCAGAACCAGGATTTAACCTTAGTTCCTTCTTGCGTGTATGTACATTTTGGTCCTACTGCACACGCACTTAGCATACTTAATAAAGCTAACGATATTATTATTTTTTTCATTGTTTAACCTTTTCTATTTTAATTTTATCATCCTTCTTGACTGCCTTTGCTTTAGGTATAGCGTCAATCTTTTCTCTTTTCTTCATACGTTTAACATAGGCATTGTAGTCTGGTCTTTCAAATTCGTATTTCTTCCAAAGCTTAAGAGCCTCTTTACCAATCTTACCATCAATAGGACAAGGCGTTCCTGCCTGAATCATTGCTTCAAATACTCTTTCATCTTGGCATAATAAAGCAACTGCTCCTACTTTCATACCAAAATCATATAATACTTTAGATAATTTAATTCTTTCACAGTTCTCATCTGTGAAATGCCTACCGCCTGATACACCTAAACCAAATGTTTGAACTCCTACACTTGCTCCTGCACTACATACATCTTGTGACATAGCAGAAAATGAAGGTGCACTTGCAGTTGGGGGTGAAGATTTTATATCAGAATTTGTAGTATTATTTGTTGTTGAATTACTTGATGATCCTGACGCATACTCATTAGTTGTTGTAGAGGTATAGCCTCCTTCAATAGCCGTGTTACTACCCGAAGTATTCGTTTGGGTAGACCCAGCAAAAGCTAGTGTTGGGAGAAGTAAAATAAGTATTGTAGTGAGGAGGTTTTTCATAGTTGCTATAAGGTTTGTTCTTCTGAACAGTAAAATTGTATAGATATTTTATGAGCATTAACATCTGTAGCCCCTAGATCCTGTATCGTTCGTATAGAAGTTATATAACCAGCATGCATACAGTCATAGTGAGACTGATATTTGTGAGGTCCTATATCAGGTGTAGTACATTCCCCTGCTAGAGCTGAACAAATTGCTAATACTAAAGTATATATCATTCATCTTTACAATTGCAGGTTTCACAAGTGCACACACCAAGCTCATCTGCATGTAGCTCTTGATAGCAGTGACAATTATGTGAACAGTTTTTACAAAGTTTACTCATATCCTTTTAAAATCCAACTTTTAATTTTTCTAAATAATCTTTTTAATTTTAATATCATAATTACTCCAGTATTATTTTCTTAATTGATTTAGTCCCATCAATATTATCTTCTAATTCGGCTTTAGTCTTAATACATTTATATTCAATGTTAGGTGAAATTTGACGGGAAGCCTCACGTTTACCTTTAAGGCATACGCTCATTGATGGTTGAATTCTATGCTCCTTGATCTCATGATCAACAAACATTAAAAGTGCTATTACGATTTCCACAAAAATTTCCTCCTTTAAAATATAATATCCATTACTAAGTATAAAACAATAAATGCATACATAGCCACAATCTGAACAGCAAACGGATGATTGGGTAGCATTAAACTACTATCCCTTTATTAGGTCCATTTTTAATTCTATATTTATGTGTCCCTGTTGCACCTATATCAACTTCTTGTTTCATATGTTTAATACACTTCATCTCTTTAGCTTTCTTAGCCATATCAGACATGTACTTAATAACTTGTTTAGTAATTCTATTCATTAGTGTACGCCCTTACCATTAGCCCTAACTTTATCCTTTATAACTTCAATATCATTTAAAGCTTTCTCTAATTGTTTTGTTACAAATTCTATATTAACTTTATTATGCATCATGTCTTCAATCCTCACTTCAATCTTTTCTACAGTTTTATATAACTCTTCTATCAACATAAACTGCTCCTGATCAACTGGCTTCTGATGAGATTTTTTTAATAAATCAGCATTAAATAATTCTCTTGATGTCTCTAAGCTTGTGAGCCTAGTAGTTAATTCTGTATACGCAAAAATTCCCATAGCTACTGCTGCTAGTATTGCCAAAAGATTTCTCATTGGCATACTAATTGCTGTATTATCTGATATCTTCACTACTTCTTACCGTTTCTAAATATTTGTGTTCCCTTTATACCAAAAATACTCGCCACGACAAGCACCCATAAATTGGTGAACCATTTTGGAAGCTCATGAAAATATTCAAAGAATAGCTTTACCTTCTCCATAGCTGTAGGATCGTCACTCATAACTGCCCACATTAAAACTACGATCGGAGCCGAGATTATTACAAGGACAAATTCATCTTTGTAATCGTTTTGTCTTGCCTCTAGTAATTTACCTTGGTAAGATTCCTCACCCCGAGCCATCTTAGTAGCATGCATATGCTGTGCATCTGCCATTGCCATTTTAGTTTCTTGTCTTTTTTTATAAATGTGCGTTCCTGCTTGTAACGCCATCTTCGCTAATCCGAACCATGCCATATTATTTTCCTAATTAATTAAGTATAATCAATATGATAATAATAGCTGCGATTACGCCTGTTGCTTTTTTATTATCTAATGCTAGAGACCATAATCTCATTGCATGTGCTTTTACTTTATCCATATTATCTCCTATGTTAGGTTATGTTTTTCTAACCATTTTGGTACATCAAAAGATGGACACTCTTTCTTATCATCCACTTGATAATGACCAATAACTTTTTCAATATTATAATCCTTTTTAAGTTTCATAACAATTGTTTTTAATGTCTCAAATTGTATAGGTGCAAAGTTATCTTCCCAGCCCATATTTGGAGTACCTCCACCTACCATAGCTACTCCTATTGAAGTACCATTAACTGCTACAGCATGTGCTCCTACTTCGTCTTGTTGTCTTCCTTCTTGTAAAGTACCATCTCTTTTAATTAAGAAATGATATCCTATTGTATCAAACCCTCTCTCCTTATGCCATTGTGTAACTTTATCTACATCAACATCCATACCAGGAGGTGTTTGAGTACAATGAATTACTATTGTATCTGTTGTTTCTCTTTTTGCCATTACTTAAATATTCCTACTATTGTTAATACTGTTGCCCCTAGTCCACCTAGAATCCAATATAG